TTTCGATGGCGATGTCGAGGGTATCGATGCTGGTGGTCTGGAAGAGACCCATTTGGCCGATGCGGGATGGCACATAGGAAATATCGCGCAGAGCGTCCGTGAGGCGCATGACGCTGAAAGCGTCCTGGGTAAAGATGTTCATGATCGACATGGGGATCTGGTCTCCGGGTTAGCGCACGATGATGCCGAGGCTCTTCAGCGCGTCATGCGCTGCGGCTTTCTCGGCGGGCTGGTCTCGGTCGGCGTGGTAGACGAGGCAATGGCCATTGACCTCGGCATCGCGGACAATGGCTGCGATCCCAATGTCGTCGGCCGATGCGTCAGCGCCATAGATGTTGATGGCTGCAGGCACCTGGCTGCCGTCGGTGGCGCCAATTGCGCTCACGACGTACTTATCGGTGGCCGTGACCTTGCCGAGCACGCTGCCCGGGGAAACGATTCCGGCGCCGCCAGCCATGGTGATGGTGTCGCGTGAACGCTGTCCATTGGCTTCGGACATCAGGAATGCGCCGGGGTGATTACCTTCAATGAGAACGGTCATCGTTAAGTCTCCTGTCAGGACGTTTCGAAGCGCCGGTTGGCGTTGCTGATGGCCCGCTTCCAGCCTTCTTCGGCACGGGCACCGCGATCATGCGGTTGCGGGTTTGGTGAGGAGCCGAGTTCGGGGCCGGTCCCGGCGCGCGCGGCCAGGGCGTCGATGCGGGTTTCCTTCGGTGCGGCGAGGAGCAGCCTGGTGGCTTCCTGCAGCGATAGCGTCGTTTCGGTCGCCAGAACGATGGCCTGCGCCATGCGGCCCTGAGCGGCGTCGGAGTTGATGATGCCCGCGATGCGGGAGCGCTCCTCCTGCCGGGCGAGCGTCACTCCCGCCTCGTGTTCAGCCGTTGAGATGCCCGGGTCTTCGTCACCCGGCGGCGTATGATCCGTGCTCATCTGGATTCCTTCTTTGCGAGCGTTGCGCCCGGACGGGCGGGTAGTCTGGGTACGGTTCTGTTTGGACAGTGAGGCCAGTACCTCGTCGAAGCTGGCGACACGGTCGGCGAGACCGAGGGCGATGGCTTCTGAGCCGATGAAGGTGCGGGCTTCCGTGGCGCGCGCCATGTCGGCGGTGAGCCGGCTGCCGCGCCCGAGAGCCACCGTGTCGATGAACTGGCGGTAGTGCGCATCGACGCTGGCCTGCAGATCCGCGCGGACGGCGTCAGAAAGCGGCTCGAACGGATTGCCGTCGACCTTGTGGGAACCAGCGAAGATCAGCGTCGGCTTGACGCCCTGCGCCGCGAGCTCGCCCGAACGGTCGGCATGCAGCATCACGACGCCGATCGAGCCAAGGATCGAAGTAGGCGAGACGACGATCTCGCTTGCGGCACTGGCAATGCCGTAAGCTGCGGAGGCCGCCATGTCGTTGACGAAGGCCGTGATCGGCTTGGTTTGGCGAACCGATCGGATCAGATCCGCCAGACCTGCCATGCCGGCGGCTTCGCCACCGGGCGAGGAGATATCGAGCAGCACCGACCGCACATCCGGGTCTTGCCCTGCCGCGCGCAACTGGGCCGCGATCCCCTCGTAGCTGGTGAGCCCCGACCGGCTGTCGAGCCAGGCGCCGCGGTTCACCAGCGTATCGAGCACCGGTATGGTCGCCACGCCGTCAGCAGTGCGGGCAAGCGAGGCCGATCCGTCCCCTCGCCGGGTCGAACCGACGAAGCGGCTTGCGTCGGGTCCCTCGGCACCTTCCTCCAGATTGAAAAGCCCGGCCTCGAAACCAACGCGGCCGCTCAGAGCGCCGAGTATGACCTCGGCCTTGGCCGGATGGATGAGCAGCGGTGTGTTGAGGAGCCGGTGGCTGAGGCGCAGAAGCTGTCCGGGCATCAATACCCCCCTCCTGCGCGGAGGCCGAAGCGTCGGCGCATCCCGGCCTGGCGTCCGCAGACGGCTTCGAGGCGGCTTAGTTCTGCGCGTAAGCTGGCAATGTCAGCTTTGCCGTACTGGACTTTGCGCCTGACGCCATTGCCGGCATCGAACTCGATCACTTCGGGCCGTCGGCCCTCGAGCAGCGCGTAATAGGCATCGCGGATCCGCGGCAGCACGGCGCACGGATCGGCATAGTTGGTGAAGATGGTCATGGGGGTGAACTGTCTCCGGAGGGATCCTGAGAACCGAGGTCCGCAGAGCGGTCGTCCGTATTGGTGATGCCCTGGTACTGATGATCTGGCAGGCCGTAGGTATCTCGGAGCGCCTTCTCGCGGGCGCGCTGCGCATAGACGTCCTCGATGTCGTGGCCGAGGTCCTCGGCGATCGCCGCGTCCGTCATGACGCCGAGCCGGCACCAGATCTCATGGGCCTTGGCCATCTTGAGATCGTCGGCCTGGGGCTTGGGCGCACCACGCCAGATGGCGCGGGAGGCTGCCGAGCGGTTCGCAAGGAAGCCCTCGAGCCCGCCCGGGAACGGGATGCCGCCGCGGACGATCTCCTCCTCGAGCCAGGCCTCGTAGACGGCATTGCAGAACGGCGCGACAAGATGGGCGCGGCGATAGAGCGTGATCTGGAAGATTTCGCCCGTGGCCATGCGCACGCTCGAATAGGTCGCGTTGGTATAGTCTGCCGTGGCGCTCTCATAGGTGAGGCCCATGCAGCGGGCCAGTTCGCGCAGGAGGTGGGCGGCGAAGTCCCGGTAATCGGAATGCGGATGCTGGGCCCGGTGAAGTTCCAGCTTCTGTCCCGGAAACAGATGCGCAATCCGGCCATTGATGCCGAGGTTGATGGTGGCGTTGTCGTACCAGCCCGATTGCGCCTGCACATAGGCGTCCCACGGCGAAATACCGCTTGCAGACAGCCTTGCCTGTTCCTGCGGCGTCAGCAGACCGGCGAGCACCTCTTCAGTCGGCTCGTCCGAGGTGATGGAGGCCGCAAACACCGTCTGCAGGATCGCTGCGGTCAGCGTCGCGTCCGACAGCTGGTCGAACTGCCGCGCCACCTGCAACGCGGGGGTGAGCGGGCTGATGCCCCGGATCTGCCCCGGCATCCCGTCGAAGACATGAATGACCCGGGTGCGGCCCAACTCATCGCGGGCGCTGACATCATATTCCACCGTACCAAGGGATGGATCCTTGCAGGTGGCAAGGTAACCAACGGGCATGCCGTCAGAGTCCATGCGCACGCCCTGCACGATGCCACGCTGGCTGTCACTGCGGCGCGGAATGCGGTGCGGCGGAACGAGCCGCACCTTGGTGCCATAACGGCCACCCCGCCGCTCGCGCCAGGGCAGCTCAGCCCAGATCTCACCGGTCGCAAACCAGGAGCGGAAGGCAGCGGCCTGTATCTGGCCGAAGGAACGGCGGCCCTCGATGTCGCATTCGTAAGGCCGATTGGCCCACAGGCTCCAGCGTTGTTCGACGGTCTGGGCCCAGCTTTCTGCTTCCGCGTTGCTCATGCCGAACAGGTCGTTTTCCGGCATGGCTTTGAGCCGGAGCCCGGTACCCACCGTATTGGCGACCGCCTGATCGAGGGCGCCCGCCATCCATCCGGAATTCTGGATCAGATCGATGGTGCGTGCCGCTGCCATGTCCCAGGATGCGCCGACATCGTCAGCGGCTTCGCGCAGGGCAGGGCGCCAGCCGCCGAACACCACGCCGCGATTGCCGCGCATGAAGTCGGCCCGGATGGCGGGCGGCATGACGTTGCGGCCGCGGGCTGGGGCAAACCAGTCGCGGACCATGTCGAACATGCCCATGCGTCACCTGTTCAAACGGGAGGAAAGCCCGGCAAAGCGGGCGCGCAAGTCAGGAGCAGCGGCAACTGCGAGAGCGGTAACCGCCTCTGACTTGCTCCTGATTTCGTGGCCTTGCGCGTCGGCAAGCGCTGTTTCGCTGCGCTCCCGCAGCATGCCTTCGGGAATGCGCTGGACGTTCAGCGAGTAGCCGATCGCCATCGCAAGCGCCTCGCAGTCGAGATAGTGGTTCTGCCTCGATCGCTGCACCCATTGCGGCTTGCCCGTGGCGCCGTCGACGACGCGCACCTCTGATACGAGCTGCTTTGCATAATCCTCGTCGATGTCGTCGGGCACGATGAAGGACCCGGGCTGGTCGAGCGGTGTGCGGATCCGCGACACCAGCAGCGACTTGAAGAAGTCCGTGGAGAGCCAGACGAGATTGATCGAGTAGGACGCCTGCTTTCCCTTCGATGTCACCTCGATCTTCGAGACCCGGTAGGGCGGCGACATAGTGGCCCGCCCCTTGGTGGGCGAGACCAGCCAGGGATAGCGGCGCGTGAACTCGTAGACCTTGTGCTCATCGCCGCCATCCGGCTTGTTGGGCCGAAAGCCCGAATCGATGAACACCCGCTCGATCTGCAGGCCTGCAATCGGCGTAAGCATGAGATCGGCAAGGGCGTTCCAGACCTCGTCATCATCGGTGGGGCCGAACAACTGCCCCCGGTCGATGAGCCATGACCGACCGCGCGAGCCGAAGCCGCGGATCGTGTAGTAGAGCGACAGCTTCTGCACATCGACGGCCATGCCGAGGCGCAACACGCCGTCCGGCACCTCCTTCATCCGGTAGGGCTGCCGCCTCTGCAATATCTCCTGCCAGTCCAGCGCATCGCGCCCCGAAGCCGGCGTGTAACATTCGCCGAAGCCGGCATTGAGCGCTGTCTGCAGCTGGTCGGGATCCCCCGACGCAAGGGCTCGGACATAGCGCTCGATCCTTGTGCCCCAGGTGACGAAGGGGCTGGCAAGCCCGCTCGCCCAAAAACTGATCACGGCGTTTTCTGGCGGCGCCCCTCGAACCTCGCCGTCCTCGACCCATTGGCCGGGCGCCACATAGAGCCCCCGGACGTTCATCTCTGTCTTGTCGTCATCATGGTGAAGGCCGCCACAGTGGGGACACTGCAACTGCGCCGCTTTCGCCGCCTCCGCCGGGGTGGCGTTTTCGGGCCAGCGCATCTGCTCGAAGCGCGGCACGAAATACTTCTCGCAGTGGAGACACGGCCAGCAGAAGTGATGGCGCGTGCCGGACTGCCAGAGTTTCCAGATGGCGCTTTCAACCGACTCCGGATCGCCCGGCTTCCAGAATGTGAGCCCGCTCCGCTCATCGAATTGTGTTTCGATCAGGCCGCGCGAGGGAGTGGAGGTAATCGCCGTGACAAAGTCGGCGTAGGTTTCGCCGCGGGCTTCGACGAGCCCCAGTGGGTCGCCCTGGCCCTTCACGTTCGCCAGCATCTCGTCATACTCGTCGACGAGGGCCAGTGCCGCTGGGCTCGATTTGAGGCCCGCCGAAGATCCGGCATGTGCAAGCCGCACCGGCACACCGGCCACGACCTTCAGGGTCTTCTTCATGCGCCGGCCGCGGACAACCTTCGCCGCCAGGGTCTCCGCTTCATCGAGGAGGCTCATCAGCCGCGGTTCGAACTGGTCGGTCAGAAAATCCCGGATCGGACCCACATAGAGGATCGGTGCCGGTCGCTGATCGAGACGGGCGCCCATGATATCGAGCAGTCCGTCGGTCTTGCCCATCTGGGCCCCGCAGACCATGACGACCCGCTTATGATGGCCAGCATGGACGGCCCGCACCACGGGAATGACATAGGGCGTAATCGAGGGATCACGTGGCCCCGGCAGACCCGAGGTCTCCGGATAAATTCGGTTGATACGCGCCCATTCGTCAGGTGGCAGCCGGGGTGCCGGCCGTAGGATGGCTTCGGCCAGCCTCCAGGCTTTGAGCCTTTTGAGCGGCTCGCTCGGCAAGGCGCGTGAGGACACCATCGATTTCCGTTTCAACTTTCTGGCGCTCGTCGATGATGCGGGTGAGCCGCGCGGGCAGCCCCGCCAGTTCCGAGCGCACGAGCCCTGCAAGCTCCGCCATGTCGGTGAGTGCATCCTCGAGCGGGATCAGGTCCCGCGTGCGCTCGGCAATCCGAAGCTCGATCTCGAGTGCCCTTGCATCGCGCACCCGGCTGTCGGCCGCCGACCTGGTCGAGCGGCGCTCATCCTCCTTGAGGTATTTGAGATAGCCCTGGACCGCGCCGACCAGCTGGACGTAACCGCGCTTTTCGGATTTTGGCACATAGCCCTGTTTGACGAGCTGGCGGATGCGTTCTTCCGAGATCATCAACAGCCGTGCCGCCTGGCCGATGGGGATCAGGCCCGATTGCTCCGTCATGACCGCCCAGCCCGAAATTGTTCAACAATAGCAATGGAATGATCGACCATTCCGCTTGGCTTCACGCTCCGATGAAGCATGTATGGACTCAACAAAGGAGCCCCCGATGCGCAACTGGCCGACCGACAACAGCGAGGCGCTTGCCGCCTTCATCGCCAGGAAGACCGAGATCGATACGATGCTCGACCGCCTCAAAGCCCTCAGTGACGAGCATTTCCACGCCGACCCAGACACCCTCCACTGGGGCCATGTCGGCGACCTCGAACATTATGCCGGGCTCCTGAAGCGCATTACCGACGCCGCCTTCAAGGAAGGCGAGCACGCCGAGTAACTGCTTGCGGCAACCAACGCTCCGCCCCGCCTCATGCGCGGGGCGCGCGGTCGTAGGAACCGGCAACACCGCCGGTCCGCAACCCGCAAGGAGCAGACCCATGACGAAACTCACCGACACTCAGCGCATCATCCTCAGCGCAGCATCGCAGCGCACCGACCGCCTCGCCCTGCCTCTCCCGAAGAGCCTGAAGGGCGGAGCCATGATCAAGGTGATCAAGCACCTCATCGAGAAGAGTCTCCTCGAAGAGGTCGATGCCAACCGCAAGCTGAACGACCCGGTCTGGCGTGAGACCGCGGATGGGCACGGCGTGACCCTCATCATCACCGACGCGGGGCTCGAGGCCATTGCGGTCGAGCCAGACACGGCCCCACAGGCGGCCACACGCGGCGAAGAGACCGAGGAAGCGCCAGCCGCCGCCGCCGAGGCATCAAGCCAGCCAGTACCCGCCACCGCACCACGGGAGCGCAAAACTCGCGAGGGCACAAAGCAGGCGTTGGTGATCGAGATGCTGAGTCGCCCCGAGGGAGCAACCATTGCCGAGATCGTCGATGCCACCCGATGGGCTAGCCACACTACCAGAGGCTTTCTGGCCGGAGCGTTGAAAAAGAAGCTTGGCCTCGCCATCGACTCCGAGAAGGTGGAGGTAAGAGGCAGAGTGTATCGTCTGGCCTGACCATCCGCACAAAAAAGACGAGCCGCCAGTCGGGCAACTGGCGGCTTCTGTCGCCTCGCGATCTGCTAGAAATGATAGTTTATGCCAACGCGGATATTATGAGAGCTGGACTCAGACTCCGAACTCCACAGGTCATCAGCAAAATACTTCGAAGCACTGTAGTCGGTGTAGAGGTACTCAGCTTTAGCAGAAACGCTTTCAGTCAGCATCAACTCAGCACCAACGCCGAGAGCAAGACCCGTGAGCATCTGCTCGTCGGAAATGGTACTACAGCTTACGTTACCAGCATCACAATCAACGGACGTCACCTTGGAGTTTGCGAAGGCGAGACCGCCGGTTGCAAAGATCAAGACATTGTCAGCGGCATAGCCCACGCGCATACGAAGTGTACCTGCCCAATCGGTCTCGGCCTTGATGGAATCAATCGTCGAGCCATCGAGGTTTCCAAGCTCATCTGTGACCTCATCGCTTATCGAGGCGAGAGCAAGGTCGGCCTCAATGCCAAGTAGCCAATTCGATGCTGTTTGATAATTGTAACCTGCCTGAATACCGCCGTAGAATCCCGCAGGCTCCATTTCAATTGAACCAGCTAACGTTCGGAACAACTCATAATCATAAGTAGATTCCGAACTGCCCCATGAGTATCCGCCATGAAGGCCCAGATAAGGTCCGGACCAGTCAATCCCGCCAGGCGTTCCAACATCTGCAGCCATCACTGCCGTAGTCGGCAAAATCGCCAGACAAGAAACAACTACGAACTTTAGATGACTATTCATTTGTTTCCCCGTCAAATTCATCGGAGCAGGCTACAACTCGCTCAAAAAATTTGCAAGCGGTTCGCAGCTTGGGGGTATTCTGATCCTATGGCGCAGTTCAGGCGGCACTCACCGCAGTTAGCCCGTCCTATTCACACTGACGCGGGGCTATCTCCGATGCTGGCCGGGTGAGCCGCGAGCGCGGGTTCGCGCTGCGCCTTTTTCATCGCGGTGTGGGCTGATGTTTTGATCTCCGA